GGTCAGGCGCGCATTCATATTGGGTGCAAAGGAATCCGGCTTGCCCCAAGGCGCATAGGCCAACTCGCCCACCCATCCCGAGCTTTTCGGATTAGTGACCGGATTTCCCGCCACATCACTTCCCCAAACCCCGCTGGGGTCGCTGCTCCCCGTCTTGCGGAAATATTGCAGGCTCGGGACATAGGTTCCGTCGATGGCCAGGGAAGCATCTGCGCGGAAGCTGTCCAGATGGTTATTGCGATTGCTGCCGATCAACAGGGAGCTGGCGTCCAATGCTTCCGTCTCATGGAGATAAATGCTGTGAGCGGACAGGACGAGAGCCCGCACGTCGTTGGGATTGCTGTACCATTGGTAATTCACATCGATTGCATTATCGAGATAATGGTCAGTCAGGCCCGTGGTGGTGTCTCCCCCAGGCCGAATATTCTGGGTCATGCCCAGGGTGCCCAACTCGATATATTGATGCTCTTTGTCAAAGTTCTGTTGCAGCGCCAGCCGCCAATAGGGGCTCACCCCGGTCGCCACGTCGATATTATGGATGGGCTGGCCCAACAACAGCAGACTCTCCTTGGGGAGCTGCTTATAGAAATCGACTTCGGCATAGATCAGGTCATTCCACATGCCATAAAGCCCCAGCCCATAGGAGGTCACGCCTCCCACATCCAGGCGGGCGGTGGCGGCGGGCGTCGGGGCCAGAGCCGAAGCGAAATAGGGGAAGCCCCAGGCCGGGGTGGAGTTCCAGATATCCTGGACCGTGGGATTATTGTTGAAGGTTATCCCCCATTCCAGGTCACTGCCCAGGAAGTGACCTTCTTTGGCATGGCGGATATCGACGTTCGACAGGAGGATTGTGCTGTCGGCTGCCTCGTAATGGACCTCGACGAAGGCCCCCAATTGTTTGGGAATGACCGTGCCGGCATAGAAAACCGAAAGCTCTTGCGCCGGAGAAATATTGTCGTTGGTGCTAAAGCGCGGCGCGTGAACAGAGCCCGGCGGCTGGTCTTTTTGGGTATGAGTCACGGTGGCCTGATCCGTCACGGAAATCGGCGGGAAATGGTTTTTGCCCGGTTCGGCGGCCACATAGCCGAACAGTTTGAAGTCCCGCCCATATTGGGTCAGTTGCGGCCCAAAGGCCCCGATATGACAGGCGGCGCAGGGCTGACCGGTCTGAACCCCAAAGCTTGGCAAGGCCTGGGCCGGTTGCACCATTGTGCTGAGCAGTAGGATGGGGAGCGGACAGAGCGATTGTCCAATGGCCCGACGCCAATTCCCCCAGCCAATGGTCATCGCCAAGGCTTTCGCTGTTCCCCGAATGATCTTCCGTATCATAGGCCCTCCCCAAGTCTCTCTACTTTATAATGTCAGGGACAGCGCCTCCCCCGAGGCGTGGCCCCTGATCCCGGTTAATCGCCCCGAATTTCGTTAATCAATGGTGAAAGCGGCGCGAACCGCCCCCCAGCGATGCCCCTCGATGATGATGGGGGCATCGATTTCCTTCAACACGGAGAAGACATTTCCCCCCATGTCGCGGGCATAGGTCTGGACCTGCGGCTTGTGGCATCGTGCGGCCAGAATGGCGGTAGGATCGTTAAAGACCCGTCGATTGCGGCAATTGGCCTGGTTCCACAGGGGATCTCCCTCCCGCGGGGGATGAGAGAATTTCTGGTTGTAGCGCGCCACATGGTTTTGCAGTGGGGGACTCTTGGTTTTGCAGCAGATGATAACGCCGTTAAGAGCCTTTCAAAAGGCTCTTAACGGCGTTATTTGGGCGGGATCAGAAGCATCTGACTACAAAACCGTGGGCGCGGTGTCAGGATGATTTGCTGGCTCCGAATGGGACAAGGTGGCTGGGAGCCCACGCCTTGAGGGCGGCAGCGATGAGATCATGCGCCCAGCCTGACGGATGGATGCCATCAGTCGTCGCGGGCTGCAAAACCTGAAAGGTATCTCCTGCCGCAGGGATAATGGACAATCCCGGGGTGGCCTGGCCATTGAGTGATGTAGACCCGGCAGGGTATAGCGATAGTTGGGTCGGCGAGGTGCTGCTGGCGACAAATGCCACCTGTCCCGCCGCCGCGCCCGACGTCATCTTGACCACGGAACCCCAAAGCCCCACGGACCAGCTATAGCTCGGGGGCCAAGCTGCTGCTGATGCGTTGATCAGCGTCAGAGTCTCTGTGCCTGTGCAGCTCGCCGTGTAACTCGGTGCCGCAGGCGTGATCCAGAGCCCACCATTGGGGGTCAGCGCATTGGAGCTATTGACCTCTACAGCCGAGGCCAAATCAAAACAGTCGCAGATCCAAGGTGTCGGCATGCCGCCGCTCAACACAGGGGCCCCTGTGCCATCGACCAGCCGACTCCGCCGCCAGGTATTGAGGCTGGTCCGAGTGGCTTCGAGGGTCGTGACAGTCTGGCCTCCAGGCGTCAAAAAGCCATTAGGGCTGGCCGTGAAGGGCGGCAGGGTCGTGACGACCAACCGCTTGCCGGTTAGCGTTAATTGCTGACCGATCTGGAGGTCGATGGCGGCAATCTGCTGCCAAGTCAGTCCGAAAGAGGCAAAATCATTGTGACCCAAATCGGATACCACATAATCGGCATAGGCCGTGATGGTCTCTCGATCCTGGGACGGAACCTCGCCGGTTTCGAACTGCCGGTTGATTGACCCCGGAATCGACATGTTGAGGGCGTGGAACCCAGTCAAACCCTGGGAAAGCCAGTTCCTGTTGCCGACCGAACCCGGACCGCAGGTGCTGAACAGCAGGCCAGTGCCCTGCTCGATGCTATCCCCACGGCCAAGGATGGAGGGATTATTGCTGACGTCGTCGCCGATTACGGCCGTTGCACCAACAGTCCCGTGATAGCCGCTGCCGCCCACGATAGGCAGAGCGCTAACGCTGGTCGTCATGTCCAAACCATTGCCGCCAGCCGCCGGTAGGTTGCAACTATCCCCACTACTGTTGAGATATCTGTCCAGGGTCAGGACCGAGGCGGCAGGTGGTGTTTTGCCGGGGACAGGGAGCAGATACCCGGCATCCGTCCAACCACTCGCGCCCGCTGGAATTTCATCCAAAAATGTCTCGCCGCCAGCAGCCGCCCCACGATAGATCCGGAGCACCTGACCATAGGCTGGCGCAGTCCAGGTCAGCGCCGCAGCCTGATTGCCGGTGGTGGGTGTCACTGAAACCTCGGATGAAGCGCCGCTCTCGACACCACAATCGACATTGGTTACGACATAATAATACTTGGTGCCGACGGTCAGCGCCCCACCAGATGCCAGGGCAGCGGCGACAGATTGCGGTGGGGCGCTGATGCGTTTATGGACGTTGAGCCTCCAGGTCGACCCGGCAGCGACATAGGTGCCGAGGACGTCGCTCAGGACCAGCTCCGACGCCGACGACAGCAGGGCCTCTCTCTGCCCATTAAACGAAAATGGCACGGAGACGTTGGTTGCGACCAGACTGGCTCGGATGATCATCGGCGAGGGCGCATATAGTTCGACACCGCCATAATAAGAGTTGGCCAAAGGCGCGAAAATGAGCTGCATCTGGGTGATCGTGCCCAGGGCCTGATAAGTCGTCTGGCCAGTGCAGCCAAAATCCCCCGCCGCGCCAGAGAGCGGCAAAGCCGAGTTATAGGGGTTTTGGCCGCCAATGATGCGCAACGGCGACCGCCTTTGAAGTGCTGGCTGCAAAGTGGGAATGTTGAGGAGAGTAGCGGGCGCGGCGGGCGGAGTGATCATCTTTTATCCCCTAAATTCGGCGCTGAAGGTTGCCGTCCCAATAAGTTGCAGCGCCGGCCAAGCGGCAATCGGCAAAACCCATGTTTGGCCGCTGGCGATCTGCACCCCCAGGGCCAGAGTAGGTGCCGTCCCGTCACATCGATAAATCAGGGTGCCCGTGACGACCTGTATCCAGACCTGAGTCGCCCAGCTGGGCGCGGATATGGCTCCCGCTCCTGCGCCCGGCGTGCTGACGGCGGAAGCGGTGCTGCTGAGCCCGACAAACTGGGCAGGGGCATGAGCGATCCCCGAATTGTCATAGGTTTGCAGCGTGCCCGTGACCGCCGATTTGATGGCTGTCAGCAGGGTTGCCAATGTCGTGCCACCATCAGCATGAACCTGAGCCAGATCGGCCAGCGCACTGGTCAGATCACCGTGCAGGGTCTGGAGACTCGCATCCGTGGCCGCACCCGGTGGTAGGCCGGTGACAGCCCAGGGGGTCCAGGCTGCACTGGGTGTATAGGGCTGGCTGTCGGGCACCGTATAAGCGGTAAAGACTGGCAGTGTCGCGCCGTTATCGCGCCAGACGAAGTGCGTGGTCACGCCCCCGACCGTGTCGGTGCAGAGGATATCGGCCAGCGGCGTCGCCGCCCCGCCGCCCATGAGCTGGACTGGCAATGGCCGCGCGAGAGTCAGCGGCGCCAATGTCGGTGTGCCGTCGGCATTGGCCCCCCCGGTCGGCACAAGAATCGATACGTCTCCCATCACGTCCCCGCCGGATAAGCGGGCCGCGCCGGGATGGCCGTGCTGGTGGTGTCCGCGCCCGTGACAATGGCGCGCAAGGCATCGCGCCAGGCGAACCAGGCCACCACATCAGGCGTCGACAGGGTGGTCTTGCCCTGCGCGACAGCCCCCATGATGCGGTCCAAGGTGGTACGACTGTCCAGCAACGCCTGAGCTGCGGTCGCCAGGGCGGCATGAATCCCCGCCGGGGTCGAGGCGGGATTGATAAAGGCCAGATAGCGGCTGTCGCTGCTGTCGATGGTCGCCTGATTGGGATAGTCAATAGGATCTTGCGCGCACCCAAACACCGCGATAACCGCCGTCTGGGCGCTATCCAATTGGACATAAACGATCATGGTTACTCCTTAAAAAGTATAGGCCAGTGCGCTGGCTTGGGTCATACCGATGGGGGAAATATAGGTCGTCGTTTGAGGTGTTGATATCGGTATGCCAGTAATAGTGCTGTATATGCCGGTGCCGCTTTGCATGTATCCTCCGAACTGATAGGCCCCTGTTCCGTCGGAGTATTGGCTGATATTAAATATATAATTGCCTGCTACGCTTGCCCCGCCCAACGAGATCGAGGCATCAAATGTTGTGGCGGATTTTGGCACCGATCCTGCAATGCTGATGGTGTGGGGCGCGTTATCTCCTGATACGGACAAAAATGACGTCAAGTACCAGACCTTCCGATCACATTGGTCAAATTTAGCGATTTGAGACGATCCATCGGTCGGCACTATCGAAATCAGAGCCGAGGCGGTGTATCCGGCGGGCATATGCGCACCACCGTAGACATTCGGCAGAATGGCCGATGTAGCATCAACCCCAAGCAAGGCCTTGGCCCCGGTGCTGGGGTTATAGATGGCATAGACCCCCAGCCAGCCCGCCGCCGGTGCGCCCCCCGTGTCCATGCCGCCCGCGCCCGTGGCCCCCAGATTGAGTGTCAGGCCCGCCGTATTGGTCAGTCGATATGATGTGCCCCCCAGCGCGGTCTCAACAATTAACTCATCCCATATCCAAGTTGCACTGGTGGCGGGTGCGGTCACGCTGGCCTTGAGATTCCTCATACTCCCGACGACACCATAGGATGTGGCCGACAAGGCCAAATTCCCCGCCCCATCATTGACCAGTCCCGCGCCGATATTGAGGTATGCCGCCGCGCCCAAATCAAACGCGGGCAGATCGCGGCAATCGGAGATCATCGCCGCCGTGATCGCCGTGGCCGCCGCCGTGATCGTGACTGTGGCGAGCGGAAGGTTGGCCGCCGGACAGGCCGGTGCCACCGGCGACGTGGCCGCCAGGCCCTGGACCAGGCTCACCGCGCCGGTCTGCCGGTTGGCCACCACCAGATCAATCCGAGGATTGCCGGTCGGCGACACCTCCGTCACCGTCTGCGCAGCCACATAGGTCACGCTGGTGGCTGCATTGAGCCAGCCCGCCGCCACGGTCAGGGTCAGGCTGGCGGGTTCGGTGGGGCCGACAGCAAACATGCCGCGTTGCACCGTCGCAATCATCGCCTGCACCGCCTGTTGCAATTGCGTGTTGTCCGCCGGATTGAGGGGCAGGCCCTGGCTCTCAATGAGGCCGCATAATTCTTCTTGCCAAGCATTCAGGGTCGCGGCGGTAGGAATTGTTCCCATAACGCCTGTCGCTGCGTTGTAATCTTGCCAGCCCGTCTTGCCCAAACCATTCCCATTAGGCAGGGAATGTAGCCCATCAACCCGCTTCATGCGGTGCCTCCATAGTTAAAAATTAGAGTGGTATGGGCTGACTTGATGCGCGCAAACAGCGCCTCGATAATGCCCGTCTGGGCATAGCCCAAGGGCTCGCCGCACATGCTAAGCCCAATTTGGAAGTAATAGACGGGGGGCGCTGGCATGTTGACCTGCCAGAGTAGGTTCATGGTGTCAGAGCCGATCATGTCGCGTCCGCATTGCCCGAGTCCGCAGCCCCAGGGCGTGAATTCGGTGATGGTGATGGTCACGCCCAGTCGTGCCGCCAGCCCGATGTAATAGGCTTTCGATTGACCGCCCTGCCATGTCAGGCGCGATACCAGCCAAGCGCGGCGCTCCTGGATGCTCTGCCATGCGCCGCCCAAAGCTGGGTCGGGAAGCCCCGCCAACCGTTCCCAGTCCCCCAACAACAGCGAGGTAGTTCTTGGGTCGGCCTCATCCAGCAATCCCTCGGCGCTCAGCCCCGCGCGGGCCAGACTATCGGCCAGAGCCAGCAATAGAGCCTGGACATTGGGACCAGCCCAGAGGTTCGCTCCGAGGCTGGACGATGGCGGTAAGGATTGCGTCAGGGCGGATTGATAATCGGTGGCGGTCAGACCCATGTGACCCCCCCCAAAGTCAGCAATTGTCCGGCAGAGCAGGTGAGAGAGGTGGTGAGCGAGGTAAGCGAGGTAAGCGCGAAATCGCCCTGACCCGTTGCGCCAGATATCGCCGCCATGACATGGCTGTAGATCAGGCTGCCGCCGGGCACGCACTCACTCGCCATCAAAGCCGCGAGGTTGGCTGAGACCTGCGCCCGCAAAGCCGGGGCATCGGGCACTAAATGCAGCACGAAGGTCACCGGCACTGCGCTCGGTGCAAAAACAATGGTCGGAGCCGCCACCGGCCGCACCGCATCAATCGCCGCCTGAACCAGGGCGACGTCAGCCGGAAGCGGGATGAGGTTGGACCGATTGTCCATGGTAAACGTGACGCCGACCGTGCCGGTCCCTAGCCAACCGGGAATGACCCACACGCGAGTCACACCATTAACCGTCTTGGCCCAGCGGACAAAATCAGCGACAGAGCCACCCTGCGGCGGCTGCTGAATACGCGCCAGCAAGCGGGTGCGTAGGCTGAGGTCGGTCTCCAGATCCGCGCCGCCGCCGAGGCCATTGGCATCGACGGTCACAGATGATGAGACGCCCGCGGCGGGCGCATTGAGGTTCAGCACGGTCGCCGCATCGGTATTGGTCAGGCTCCCGACCACCGACGCGCTGATGGTCCCCGATCCATTGCCGCTGCCATCCAGAATGACATCGGCAGTGAGGCTATATTGTACCCCATCAGCCCGGTTGATCTGGCTGCCCGCCGCCACAATCTTGCCCGCGAGGCCGGTAAATATCCCGCTGCCCGCTGCCGCAGTCGGCTGTTCGCGGGTCAGGCCCCAGATCGCCGACCAGCGGGTGAGATTGTCGCTGTCGGCTGTGTCATAGAGGATCTGGTCGGCCAGCCACACTTGATGACCATAAAGACCATCGACCGCTGCCGCCTGGGCACGGGCCAGAGCCCCCAGCACCGAGCCCGGCAATTGCGGCTGCGCGCCGGGAAGGCGCGAGACCACATCGCTTTGCGCGGCGGCAATGGTTTGAGAGAGGGTCGGGATGGGATAGGACATTACAGGGCTCCCCTCAGACTAATCTTGCGAGCGTCAATGACGATCAGATAGCCCAGCTGGCCCAAGCCGATCCACTCAGCCTGGACGGTGAGCGAGGTGGCATAATTGTCCTGCACGATCCAGGAGAGGGCGGCTTTTAAACGGTCTTCAATGCGCCTTAAAGTTTCCGGGATTTGCTTTGAGCGGGCCTCCAACCAGAGCTTTGAGCCAGTGCGATGGGCTGGCACAGCGGGGCGCATCGTCGGTGTCACACGATCGGCCCACCAGCCGCGCGGATCGGTGCTACTGACCGGCAGCACATCGCCCGCTTCAGCCCGCGCATCGCAGCCCAGGGATAAGAGCACGGCTGTATAAAGGCTATTGTCGGTCACCAAATCGCCTGCGGCGAGAGCGATATCGGGCTGATGCGTGATCGGGTCGAGGATGAGAGCAATGTCGAGCATGATCACCCCGTTGGGTCAGTAGTGTGAGCGCCGCCAATAGCGACGCCGCCATGCGTATGAGCGGATACTGTATGGCTTCCCTTCGCCGTCACTTCCCCGTCCACCATCAGATTCCCGGTCATGTGGGCGGTGGGACTATCGATGGTAACGCTGGAGGTGTTTTGGATTTTGATCGGCAGCTGGCTGGTCCCGCCATCGATCACGATGCCGTCGCGGGTCAGGTGGATCGTCTGTCCCTGATCATCATAAAGTGCGACTTCACCGGGCAGCAGGTTTTTGAGGCGATAACGTCGATCCCCTGTGGCAATGACCACGCCATTGTTTCGATCCCCACCAATGGACAGATAGACGCCCTCGGAATCTGGAAAAGGCACAGAGCTGTAACCGTAAGACTGGAAATGCTCAACGCCATCCGCGGCTTCGCCCGCCAGCAGGCTGACCTGCAGCTCCTGCCGCCCTTTGCTATCGTCGATCAGGGTCAGGACACAGCGAGCGACCATCATCTGGACCCGCCGCTGCATCGCGCCCGTGGCCTTGGCAATCGCTCGCCGCAGGTCATGGCCAGTTCCATTATCACGCACGGTTGGCCTCCATCGGAGGGATGGGATCAAGCAAAAATGCCTCTTTCGGCATCAGCGATAGTTCCGACCTGGTTCCGTTTTCATCGAGCGTGAATTTGACGTTGGTCAGGACAAAATCCTCGCCAATGCCTAACAGACCATCGTCGATGGAAACCATACGATTGGTGGCCCACAACGCACCATCCGCGTCACGCCAGCCCTGCACAGCCACCGTCGCCCGCCGCGACCGACCCGCGCGATTGGAGATTTCCCAAGCGGCGCGGCGCGCGAAATTGTCCCCATCGCGGGCGATTTCCGCCATGACGATCAAAGGCCGATAGCGGCTGATATTCGGGTCTTTACCGACCGCCTTCGGCCCCGCTGTTTGCGCTGGTGACACGTAATCGCTGCCGCCCAGCTGCCCCAGCACCGTAATTTCCGATTGACGATCCCGAAAAGAATGATGGCCATCGCCGCTGAGAAGGTTGTCGCCCAAGCGCAAACCTCCATTTTTCCCGCTGACACCGGCGCGAGTGAGGAGCAGGCCGCCAAGGCCATCACTGGTCGCCAGGACACCTTCCCAGCGGCAGACCCGCTCCAGTGCCTCATAAACAGTCTCCCCTGTCTGCAAGTGGAAATCGGACCACGGCTTGCCCATCTCAACTTCGGCGGTAACTTTGATTCCGAAGGGCTTGCAGAGATCCTGGACGATTTGCAAAGTCGTCTGCGTGGTCCAGCGGCCCGTGTCATGCACCGCCGAGCAATCGACCAGATCCGCGCTGGCATCGCGGCCCTGCACGGTCAGACCGTGACTATCCTTGCTGTAGCTGACATCCACATCATCGATATAGCCGGTGATGATCGGCGTGCCATCGATCTCGACCGAGCAGGATTGGCCCGGGAAAATCTGTTTGATGGCCTCGGCTGTTGCCGTGTCGGTGATGCCCAAGGAATAGGAGCCCGTCATCGTTTCAAGGCCGGTCTCGATGGTCACAGAGGTCCAGCCTGTCCAAAGCTGACCATTGGTTTTGAGGGTCACAACATCGTTGCTCATTGGGCTAAAACCTCCAAATTAATCGCGGGCACGAAGCCGGGATGCGCCACGCCATTGCGCGTCACGATCTCACCCGCACGGGCCGGATCGTCATAGAGACGGGCGGCCAGGACGATGGCTGGGATCGGGCTGGTGTTGCGATAAGTCACCAGATCAGCCAGGGTAGCGGCGCGCTGGCTCATGTCGCGCTGGACCGCCACCTTCAGCCGGGTCAGGCTGGACATGGTGCGGCGGCGGGCGGCTGTCGGAGTCTGATTGCCGAGCACGATGACCTCTGCATCCAGACGGGCAGCCAGATCGGTGCTGATGGCCAGGGCCTCGGCCTTGTTCGTGGGCGTCACCGTCGCTGCCACCCGCGCCGCTTCGACCAGGGCCATCCGGCGGATCAGGGCCGCAAGTGCCACCCGGTTGGCAACCATTTTCGCAACCGGCGCGATGGTCGGCAGGCTCGTGGTGATGCTGGCCTGCGACGTGATGGCCGAGATGGCATTGAGCGATAATGCCGCGCTCGCGTTGGAAGCCTGGATCTGCGCCGCAGTCTGGTAATAGCGGACCTGATCGACCGCACCGGCTGCTGTGCCGGTGGGCAGGGGAGGCCAGACCAGGGCAGCGCCGCCGCTCGATGATCCATTTGACCCGGCACCGCTGGGATCGACGAACAGATCGGCGATAGCCAGATGCGGCGACCCAGCGCCGCGCCCGCCTGCCATTGACCAAAGTCCGGAACTCGCGCCGCCCAGGCCAAGCGCGCCGGTGAATGAGGAGATCAGCCCAGTCACCTGCGCCGCGAGTTGGGCAGGCAGATTGAGATAGCTATTGATCAGCGAACGGAAGCTGCTGAGGCGACTGGTCAGGCCTAGGCCGGGGATGATCGACAGCAAATAGCCCGGCAGGCTACGGACTTTGGCCAGGGCCGCCATGGCTCCGCTGAGATCGATCTGGCTGGCCATGTCGCTGAGGGCATCTGTGGCAGCCGCGACATCCTCGGTCGCAGAGGCGGAGATATCAGAGATGCCGCTACAATCCCACTCATCCGCGAACCCATCACTAATATCCGCATCAGCATCGTCCGCCGCCAAGGTGACGCTGGTGCTGGTGTCCTCAGTGATGCTCAAGCCGCCCGCACCCGCAGAAGATGCACCGCCGCCCGCGCCATCCTGACCCGCAGTCGGGTCCTCCTGGAAGGTCAGCGCAAAGCTGGCCATACGGCCCGCCGTCGCGAAATCCTCTGTCATATGACATGCCGTGCAGAGGGCCATGGTCGCCCCCCAGGACGGATGGACCAGCCGCCCGGCATCCTTGGTCTCGCAGGCGGCTAGAAGCGCCCGCGCTTGCGAGATGTAATCGTCTCCAAGCACGAATGCCTCGAAAGCGAATACCCGTGCTTTCCGGCCCATATCCTCGGCGCGCGGCTCATCCTTTTTAGGATATTCATGGAGTGCCACCCGGCGCCCGGTTTCCAATTCGGGGCGGCCCGTCAGGAACGTCACCCCACGAAACGATGCTTTTTGCAATCCATCGCGCCAGGACATCTCAGCCTCCCGCAGCCATCAGCGGCCCGCGATCCAGTGCGACCCCGAGACCGGGCTGATTAGATTTGACCGTGGCTGTCGCCTCTTTGGGCAGGCCTTGAATCATGACAGTGATCGTGCCTTCCAGCCGCTGGGCAGCTGGGGCCTGACGTGTGGCGGGCATGGCGTCGTTGGCGTCGCCCACCGATGTCGCCTGCGCAGTTTGGTGCGCCGGTTCCTGCTTTGCCAGTCCCGCCGCCACTTTTTCGACCGGCGGCGGGCCTGGCTGTTCCGCGAGGCCCATGGCGATACCCTTAGCCAACGCCTCAGTGCTATAGGGTTGCTTGCCATCCTCGACCTTGATCATGTTCGAGAGGAGCTTTGACAGCGTACCGGGATCTTGCAGATCCAGATGATCTCCCGGCTTGACACCCATGCCTTTGGAGACGGTCTCCGTATAGGCTTTGGTGTTGTTTTCATTGGCCGGTGCCCATTTGGCGATAATGCGCTCGACCGTATCATCGCCGCGCCTGTCGTAATTCTGGAGGTTCTTGACGGCCTTGGAAATCCCCTCTTCTGGGCTGGCGAAGGCGGCAAAACCATCCTTGGTCTCGGCCCCTTGCCATGACCGCAAATTCAAAGGATTGTTGTTGCGAATCCCCACCGGCTCTGAGGCGGCTGGGCCCTGGCGCGGCGAGCGATGGCCTGCATCAATCAACGGGCCACCCAGGGCCGTGACTTTGGCCCATCGCGCAGTGCCCGCTGCTGAGGGAGGCCCCCCGGCCCCGAAGAACCTGCCAACGCCAGAGTTTTTAATCGTGTCGGCGAGATCCTGAAACATCTGACGCAGCTTAGTCAGTTTGTCCTCGAACCACGCCACCAGTTCTTTCCAATTGTCCCACACGACAAAGGCGCTGGCGGCAAGCGCCGCTGCGCCGAGGACAACGAGGCCAATCGGATTGGCATTGGCGGCGATATCAAAGAGCCACATGGCCGCCGTCGCGACCCGAATACCTCGGACCAGGGCCAAGCAGGCCCCGGCACCCTCAACCAGACTCATGACCATGCCGCCGAAACGCAAGCCACCCACGATCACGCCTACGCGAGCGAGGCCGATGAGAGAGGTCACAACGCTGCCCAGTCGCAAGACCCCCAGCGCTGCCCCAAAGGCTTTGAAGGCCGCCACGGCGCTCATGATCCAGCCGAGAGCATTGCCAACGGCGACCAGCCCGGCCAAACTGACGACAACGGTGCCGAGAGGCCCTTCGAGGGTCGCCATACCGTTGGCTAGCGCCTGAACCGGCCCAGCCAAATGCGCATCTGCAAATTTACTGACCGACCCATTCAGCGCATTCATGGAGCCGCTGAATGTCTGCTTCATTTTCTCGGCATCAGCCGTGAATTTGCTGGCATCCCCCTGGTCATTGACCATCTTTTCCAGGGTCTGAGATCGGCCAATGCCGCCAGATGCTTTGTCCGCTTTGATCTCAGCGATAGCGATCTTGAGAGCGGCCTTCATTTCAGGGCCGAGCTGATCCTCGAACATGAATTGAGATTTGCTATCGGCCAGACCGGCTGCCATTTGCTGCATGATATCCGAGATGCCGCGCGTCCCGAGGCGGCGATCCTGGTTGCCATTGGCATCGGTGTTGAAGACCTTGATGCCCATGCTTTGCAGATGATTGCGGGCGGCGGGATCGGCCAAGGATTGAATCAGGCCATCGACCGTGCGGGCGGCGCGCATGGGCGAGGCGGTGCCCATGGCCGTCAGGGCATAGATTCCGGAAACTTCCCGCGCCGCTTTTTCGCCCGTATGGCCTTGCTCGGCATAGCTCGACATCAGCGCCTGGCTATGTTCGGCAAAGGCCTCAAATCCGCCATCCACACCCTTCAACTGCTGACGCGCCGTAGCCAGAAATTGCAGCAACTGCGGGCCGCTGGAGAGCTGCATATGCTTGTTAGCCGAGGCCATCATGGCCCCAAGCTCGTCAGCATGGCCCCCCATCAACTGGATGGCAGCTCCGATGGTGTTGGCATTGTCCTCAAATAGTTGGATTGAGCCGCCGTGCGACCGCATCCCCTGAAAAGCGGCAGCCATATCTGCGCCAGACACGCGCGCGGCGATGGCGGTGTCGTGAAAGGTATCGCGCAGATGACTGACCTGATCGGCACTCATGCCGCTGGTGATGGCGAGGCGGGTAAAACCGTCATTGGCCTTGATGACATCGCGCATCGCAAAGCCACCCGCTACCATTGAGCCAATGCCCGCGAAGCTCTGCGCAAATTGTTGCGCCGCCATGCCGGTGGCGCGGGCCGTTTGGAGGGCTGCATGGGCAGGGGCGGCAAGGTTTGAGATCAGGCGCTGGACGACAGCCGAGGCTTCATCGCGCGCCTTGAACAAAAGAGAGAAAGTCATATTGCCAGCCATCAACTTCCTCCCTTTGCATTCCGGATGCGGCAGGCCTCTTCGTGCCAGCGCATCAGTTCGTCCTTATTCATATCCAGCCAATCCAGGCCGCCACCAAGAACGGCCAGGAGATCAGCGATCAGGCCTCGCCAGTTGCTTGGCCAGACTTCAAAAAACCGTTCACCACATCTTGAATCATGGCTATATCCTCGCCATCCAACTCGTCGATAAACGGGCCAGCGACACCAGACAGTTGGCTGATCAGCCAGAACAGATTGTGATTGCGCTCGGCCATGACGCGAAGATCTTTGCCTTTGATCCGGCGAAAGGTCACCGAGGCCAGCTTGTTGCCCTCCGGCCCTTTTTCGAGGGGATAGTCGAGGTGGACGGTCTTCGAGCCGTCCTTATGAATTTCAATGGTGGGCATGATCGCTCCGTCAAAAGGCTTTTAAAGCCGGTTTAAAGTCAGCTCGATTGGGCAGGCAGCTTGGATTTTATCGTGACCCCAAGCTTTCCTTCTTTGCCGTCCAAGTCTTTAAGCTCAGAGACCCAGCAATTCGACAAAGTGTAGGAGATATCAGTGTCAGTCCGGAAGATGACCGTGCCGTCGACGATGTCGCCCACGGCTAACACATCCAAATCGCCACCATGAATCAGTGAGCATTCAAGGGTTGGGGCCTTGAGAACCTCTTTGAATCCATGGATTTGATCGCCAATGACGTCTTCGCGGGTCATTGCGTTGGCGTTGCTGAGTTTGGCTCCCCCGTCGGATTCGTAATAGGTGCCATTAATGGTTAGATAGACGCGACCTGTGCGTTGATTGGCCGATGCCATAGTCTCTCTCCGTTAGAGAAGGAATCTAAGCTTGCCCGCGATCACCTGCAGGCCGCTGACGAGATGAGCGGGCACAATCGAGTCGATGCGGGTGTTGTCGTTACGGTTACGCACCACAATCTGAGTGGCCTTGAATTGAGCCACGTCCTCGCAGATCCCGGCATCGACCATCTCCACGAACCAAGCCAGCTGCTCGGCTGCCACCACGCGGGGGGTCACGGTATTCGGCGGCGGCGGGGTCGGAGCATCGTCGGCCAACTTGTACCGAGGGAAGCGGATCAGCATCCGGTTGACCCAGGAAAACCGCACATAGGCGATGGTGGCCATGGTTTCGGTTTGCAGGTAGCTGGCGTCCTGTGCCCCGGCACCATTCAGCTGGTACGTCGTGATGCTTCGCTCGATGCGCATGGTGCCGTCAGGATCGACGACAAAGGTGCCGATGCCGTCGTGAAGAAGAAGATTGCGGTTGGTCCAAGAAAACCGATCCGCCGGAGCCGGGGCCAGCAGGCCGGGAAGCGCGAGGGTCCGTAGCGGGCGGGCCGGATCATCGGACAAATAATAGGCAGCAACCGCACCGTACACAGCCGCCGCCACGAAGCCGGGCGTCGGCAGATTGCTGGCCCCCAGCACTGAGAGATGCGGGCTGTCTTGAGTGGTGCCCCAAGAAGCCAACGTGCCGACTGTGCCGGGCACCCAGCCATAGGCATGACTGTCCTTTTGCACCAACCCGCTAAACCGACGGGTCAATTCGGTGTTCAGGGCCGTAACGCTGGCCGTGTCGTTATAGGGCAGGATGATGGCGTGATAGGGATCATCGCCCATGGCATTGATGACGCTGGCCAGCAGCGGGTTGGCCGAGCCGCCGCTCATCTGGGTGATGGTCGAGGTGATACCCGCCGGAATCGCATCGCCCTGGTAATAGAGATTGCGCAGATCGATCTGCCCGGCCTCGACCCCTTTGTGACGCGCGGTCAGGGTGACAGTGCCAATGGCGGTCGAGGCGGTAACCGGCAGGTCGGCATTAGCAGCGATGGCGGCGGCGAGAGCAGTGGCGAGTGCAGTGCCGGTCATACCCACCGTCACGGCAACCTGGATGGGCACGCCGCCGACATAAAGCTGATAGGTTCCGGCGGCGGTGGCAGTCCCTGCCAAAGCAACCGAGCCCGTGGCGGCAGCACCGGCGGAATTATCGTCGAGGGCGATAGCCCACATCTCGGTGTAATCGTTGGCCTTGCGCGCCGCTTGCACCATCAACGACAGCATGGAGCCCTGGCCAAAGGCCGCATCGGCCTGCGCCTTTCCGCCAGTAATCAGCAGCGGCGTTGCGGCAGGCTGGCCGCCCGCAGGCAATTTCTGACCGATGACCAGCAGCTTATACCAAATGACCGGCAGGCCCTGCAGCGCCCCCGAATTATCGATCTCAAGGTAAGCGCCGGGCACCCGAAGAGACGGCGGGATGTCGTTAAAACTGACGCTGACGGCGATGTTACTCATGGTCATGCTCCTCGCTCAGAGCGGTAGCGGGCTCGGCGGGACTGGCTTCATGTTGAGTGACGGTCAGGCCTGCCGCTTCGACCACCTCCACGAGGTCTCCGTCCGACAGCAGCCGCCACCAATGGGTTTCATTGGGATCAACATCGATCTCGCCGGTGATGGGGATCGCAGTATCGGGATGACGGACCCGACGACCCGGCGCGACAATGACTTTCATGGTACCTCCTGCGGCAAAGTGACGGTAATCGAGCCGACAGAATCGGCCAGGGGCAGTGCGGCGGCGGGCGGTACGGGTGTCGCATCGTCGATGATCCAGTCGCTATGGACCGTCACCAGCGCAGCCAGATTGATGGTAGGGTCATCGGCCAGGACCAACGGCAGCGGGGCGCGGAAGGTCAGAGCGAACAGGCTGAGGCCTTGTTTATCCAGATCGTCGGCCCAAAGATTGGCGACATTGGCCAGGGTCAGGCTGCCTGCCTCGGGAATGAGCAACCCATGCAGCGCTGCCCCCACCAGCTCGACCAGATGCGCCATGCCGAGCGGACCATCGGCGCGCTTGACTAAGGAAACGGAAGAGACGACGACCAACGCGATGAACTCAGCATCAATGCGCGCGCGATCATCATCCATCCGCGTGCCGCCCATGAACGCCAGCATCACGGCAGAGGTCTTCCTGACCCGCTCCTGGATTTGAGTCCCGAAATCGGACGAACTCGCGAGGATGCTGACCGGGATGACCGCAGGGAGCAGAGCCGACAGGCGGGTTTGCATGGCAGTGAGGGTTGCTGCGATCATCGCGGCCATCCCCGGCGAAATCCGTAGTCACTGAGGCTCTCAGAATCAAACACGCGCGGCTGACGCGATTTGAAGCTCACTCCCGCTGGGCCTCCAGTTTCGGGGGGCGCGGTGCCGGTCGGTGTCAGACCCAGATCAAGCTGCCCCCTATTGACCTGGTTAAGCCAGGCCAACCCATCCTCATGCCGTTTCCGCATATCGTCGGTAGGCCGGATATCGCCGGTGCAGAGGATGTACGCGGCCAGATCGCAGCAGATGCGGGGCAGCATGGCCGGGATCGGACTGATCGGCAGGGCATAGCGGCTGGCGAGATAGCCATCGATCATGGCACTGGCATCAACCAGCGCCTGAGCGGCGACCGTCTCATCCAGGCTGCCGCTATTGTCACGGTCGGTCAGATCGGTGACCAACTTGGTGCCAAAGCGCGCCAATAAATCAGCCACGGTGGCATACATCACGCACCCGCCTGAGGTTCGGAGATTTCGAGGTGCAGCGTAATCGCGTCAATATCGGCCAGCGCATCCGCCTGTTCGGCGGTCAGATCGGCGAAGGCGTCGACGTGATAATAGATCCCATCATGAGAGATGGTTTTGACGAAGCGATAGCGCTGAGTGGCGGGCGCGGCGGAAGATGAGAGCTCAGGAGATTTCGCCATGATCACACCGGCCCCTGAATGAGATAACCAGCGTCGGCACAAGTAATCACCGGCTGGCGCTCCATCACGGTGGGATACAGCCACGAGCGGATATCGCGCTCGAAATAGGGCTGCTCGACCAGCGGATGCCCTTCCATGGTGTAAGTGTAGGCAAAGGCGGGCTGTTCGATGCCGCTGGGCGTTAGGGGAGAATAGGACAGCAGAGCGTAATTGCCCCAGACATCTGTCATAGTTCCGCTGTCGTCAGACTGCACGGCTCGACCAACCAGGACACGATCAATGGTAAAATAGCGAGCCAGCATGTCAGTCGTCAGACTATCAGCGCTTGAATATTTAAACTGATCCTTGATCTTGCTGTGATTTTTCAGCGCGTTAAAAACGCGCGGGCCGAGGGTCAACGTATTGGGATAGGTGCCGGTCAGAGAGCGGATGGTCTCGCGGCCCAAATCAACATCTGTCACCGGGCTGGAATTAATGCCATCGGACCATTTGCTGGTGCCGGTTAATGTGACCGTGCTACCCGCGCTGAAATTGGCGGGATTGGTCACCAGGGATGCGCGGTCGATCTCAAGCCCGAGGGTGATCACCCGCATGACAGCATTCAGCGCGCGGGTGCCGAGGTCGATGCCGGGGACGTTTTGCGCATCGCGAAGCCATTCGAATGGCACCTTGCCTTCGATTCCATCTTGCACCAGCGAATAGTGCTTGCCCAGAAAGCCGATATCCATCCGATGCATCCGCCCGCCCGGTGAGCGGCGGCGGTGGCTGGCCATGAAGCTCTCTTTACCAAACTGGAGAATTTGGCCGCCCATGGCATTAACAGGAACGCGCGGCACAACCGCATCCCCGATAAAATCCATGTCGGAATAACCGAGGGCGATATTGGATAGAATCGGATCAATGACCCTGATCTGACCGGCATTCATGGGGGCAGTTTGCGTGACCTGAGTCATAGTGGCTCCTTAACCGATCAGAATTTCGATAAATTGTCCGGCGGCACTGGCGGCTTCGAGGGCATAGCCCACCCGATAGTCGGGCGTTTGACTGCCGGTCAGGATGGCCCCAGCCGCCGCGCTGCTGGTGACCGCCGTCGCCCCAGCGCCAATGGCAATGGTGGAACCGGTAATGGCCCGGCCCTGACTGTCCGAGATGATCGGATCGCCGACACTAATGATGCCGCCGGTCTCGACGAATGCGGTGCCTTTGGCGGTGACAACAAATTGATCGCCAGCGACGGCGGCATATTCAGAGATCCCTTTGATCTTCTGACCCTGCACACTCGCTTGCAGATCATCAAAGCCGACAAAGCGCCGTTCGGTGACCGTGCCGGTTGCGGCTGCCCCCAATGAGAGCAGACTATTGCCGAGTTTCGACATTACTTTTCCTCCACGGCCTTCAGGGCCTCGATGTAGCTGACAGATTTATCCTCGGCATAAGCCAGGGCCTGCGCATGCAGGGCTGCGCGGTCAGGATCGACCGCATACCCATGCGGGGGCCGATAGGCAGCGGCGGCGGGCTGCGAATCGCGGGATGACGCAATCTCACCAAAAGTCAGCTCGGCAGCCTTGGCTCCCAGCAGCTCCAGCAGAAAGGCGCGGGGCGGCTGGGCCTGACCTTCGCCAAAGGTCAGCGCATCGCTGCTCAAGCTTTCCATGAAGGTCAGCAGATTCTGCTGGTGTGCGGGCAGGATCTTTCCTTTCGCAATCAGCGCATCAACAGCAGCCTTGTCAGCTGCGCGCTGGCCAGCCCGCTGAGATTCCGCGAAGGCCGCCTGGGCAGCGGCCAGCTTGGCCTTTTCCTTCTCGATGGCCGCGCGTGCGGCAACCAATTCCGGCGGCTCGGTAAAGGCGGGGGACGGGTCAACATCGCCATCCTTGTCAGGATCGGGCTGCGCCGCCGAAAGCTGCAGGCTTTGCAGGGTCCAGGCCGGGATCAGTTGATCGGCCTTGTCCAGCCCCTCTTTCTCAATCAGGTAATCTCGCAAGCCGGAAAAAATGGAGGCAATGCTCAGCTGGTCCCAGTCCGCGAATTGCAGGACACCCGCGTCGTCTGCGCCGAATTCCACCGGCTTCAGCCCTTTGATGGCGGGCGGGGTGGCTCCGAGAAAACCGATATGACGCAAATATAATGTGCCGGGCACCGGATTGGCCGGGCTGTCGGGCGCATAGAAGGCCGCGCTGACATGCTTGTAGCGCTTGGCCCGCACCAGTTCGGCGAATTCCGGGTCGACCTCGTGCAGGTCGGCCAGCAGCTTGCCGTCCGCATACCGCAGCCCCTTGGTCCAACCATAGGCCGGGCCATCCAGCTTCGGATGGCCGACGCAGGCGGGGGCGTCGTGAATCGCGGGATCATAGGCGGCGGCGGAGGCCGCCAGTTGCGCCCCGTCAAAGGTCCGCTCGACCCCCGCCATATCGCGGTGCGTGCCCGTCTTAAAAATCTCAATCTCGGCCATGGTCATGGTCAACCCATCCGCTGAAGATGGTGGGACCCTAGCGATTGAGGGGCGAGGCCATAACGCGGAACGGGTTCCGTGTTATGGGGTGACGGCAGGGAGGGAGAACTTATAGAGCTACAGCAGGAGAGTAATCACGTCCAGACGGATGGATTGGATTTCTCGCTCTACTGCCGCTTTAGCCACTCTAAGAGGGAGTTTGTCGCGGGACCGCCATAACAGGCGCGCAAAGGGATCTTAACGGCTCTTAACGGTCTCTTAAAAGCCAATCCAGCTACGTCCGCTCCCACACCCGCTGGATATGATCCTCGATGACGTCCAGCAAGGCGGCAAGGGCCACTCTGCCTACGCCCAAATAAGGTCGCGCCGGAATCGTCACGGCCTTGGCCACCACGACTTTGTCGCCGAGCCTAAACCGTAACGCACCGGCACTTTGCGGGACGATCCGCCCGCCAAGCTGATGGATCGCGCCATAGACCTTATTGGTGCCTATCGCCACCCCATCCGACCCGGCCAATTGCCAATTGATGGAACCCATCAGCCCGCCCGCCATCCCCATGCCCTGAAGGATCATCGATCCTTTTTTGGTCGCGGCGTAGTCAGGGTTCAGGGCCTTCCAGGGATGGCCGTCCGGGTCTTGCTGCGCGCGGAAATTATCGCGGGTCTGCTCGACCATTTCCGTGCCGATGTTCTTGAGGGCGGCTCTGACCAGGCCGCCATCGACGTTGACCAGGCGCGTAAGGGCGGCACGCAGGGCTGTGTCGTTGATCGTGGCTGTAATCTGTACGCCGGTCATGATAATATTGCCCCTGCAACCCGATCCAGTGGATATCCGCATCCCATACTGGTGCTGGGCCGTTGGGCACGGCGAGATCGCGACCCAGCCTCTCCCCTCACGTTCCCGGCCTTGCGTAGATCAGTGCGCCCTTGCGCGCTTTGTTGATGTCCTTGTCCTTTTTGAAGGTCACAAACGTCACGTCGACAAATAGGCCTTTCTCCGCTTCAAAAATCATCATCATGCGTCCGTATTTGGTTGTATCGAAAACCCGGAAAATTCTCTGGCGCAGATGAATGGTGCCATCGGTGAATTCCTCGTATGCCGCCCAGATTTCATAGGGATCACGCAGCAATTCCGGGATCAGCGGGATATAAGCGGTGCGCTCTGGATGGTAATCGCTGCGTCCAGGCCTTCCGAGGAGGTGATAGGCTAAGTCTTTTGCGCTGACCACGACGCCGCGATGAGTCGGGAGCGTAAAGACCCCCGACACCCCCCCAAGCATTTCGGCCAATTTATCGCGCAGCACAGCTTCGTCGGTAATATGAGGGCCGAGTGCGGTAGGCAGAGGGTCGGGCGGTATAATCTCTGGTCGGCCCCAACTTTGCCAGTCGCCGGAGGTGAGCGGCGCACGTCCACTGGGGCCGATGGTTGGTGCGCTGATGGCGTTGGGAATAGGAATTTCTGCCCCGGCTCCTGGCCGATAGCCCCAGCCTGGATCAATGCCCTTCGGCACCTCGATCTCGATTCGGCCTTTGGACGTGTTGAGCGGCTTTAACTCCATTTCGAGCGGCGGCGCTTTGTCCGGCCCGCTTTTGCCCAACGCAGCCAACTGGCGGCTACTGAGGGTCTTGACCGTGCAGCAGCAGCCCCAGCCGTTCGGTGGATAGTGGGTATCCCACCAAGGATCATCAGCCTCCAGAGTGAGGCCGTCCCAGCGCAGATGGTCCAGGCGAGGATGATCAACGGAATCATCATGGACATATTGCCAATAGGGCCGTGCGCGTTTGACCTCGGGATCGGTCATTTGCGCATAACGACCGGCGGCATAGGCTGTGCTGAGATTAGTCTGATAGATGACCCGCGAGCGCCAATTCCGGCTGCCATTATGGCTCCAGCCGTTGGCCTTTACAATCTGGTCAAAGTCGGCTCTGAAATCATCAAGTGTTGTACCCTGGCTGATTGCCGTTTCGGTCGCTTGGTAAAAGCTGTTCAGAATGGCGTCTGATTCCGCTCCAGCTACGGTGAAGGCATTGGTGTGCTGCTCATGCAGCATGTCGGCCCATTTGGCTGATTGTTGCAGTCGCAGCTTAGCCCTGAAAAACTGAATGGCCTGCTCGAACGGTAGGGACTCGGGCGGCGCGTTGGGACTCATTGGCCGCGATCCACATCGGCCCGACCAGCGAGGTGGCTGGCGCTGAGGGCCTGCTCCATGATGGCCGCAAATTTATCGGCCTGGAAGGTGGCGGCGAGACCGGCCAGACGCGTTTGAAAATCCCCCAAGCTATCGCTGTCGGCCAAGGCCTGTTGCACGGCGTCAATAGCCGCCGAGGTGATTGGGTCGAGCAGATCGGCGGCTTGACCGACCAGAGTGTCGACGGTCGATGCGTCGCGGGCCGCCGTGTTCGGCTCAGCAAAGGCCGGATTGGCGGGTGGCGCTTCGGGGGCTGCGACGGGGGGCGGCTCGGTCCAATCGCCGCCATAGGTCTCCTGGATATATTCCAGCGTCGGCTTAAAGCCCATCTGCTGAACGATTTGATCGCGTTGCGCCCGCTTGGTCAGATCCTCTTCCTGATCAACGAGGAATTTTATTTTCGGCGGCTGGGCGTTGGGAAGATTTGCCTCGACGATCCAGCGGATCAGCGTGTCATTGAGGGTCGCGGCCAGCAGCTCGCCGTCGCCCTGGACGAGTTCGAGGCGCACACCATCATGCACTGAGGTCGCGGCCTGCGACCCCACATCGCCCAGGCTCGTCGAGAGGGTCTCGCCCAGGACAGCTAGGGTAATCTCTTCATCGATATAGCGGGCCAGTCGCTCGTAAGCATCGACGGAGCCAGGCCGCTGGGCTTCCAGCAACTCAATTTCAACGTTATTCGGGATGATGATCCCGGCATCTTGAGCAATGGCAAAAAGACTGTTGAGCAACTTTTGCTGCCCTTCCTCGTCAACGCCAATTGGATATTTACCAACTGCCGTCGGGCTGCCGAATTTGTCTAAAAACGTCAGCCAAAAAGTTAGACCTTGACGTTTGAATAAAACCAGCCAGAACAGGATAGAGCCCAGACCGTGGCCATAGGGCGAGCCATCTTTGCCACCCACACGATGGACGATAAATTTTCGAGCGGGCATCTCGTGGCCGTCCCACATATTCGTCCAGTCGCGCATCCGCAATTCCCGGCCCTGACCGAACACAAACCGCCGCTGATCACGGGCCAGGCTCTGACGGATCACTGGGCGACCATCAACCAATTCCCAGAGGATTTCGGAAATAGCGAAACCCTTCAGAACCGCATCTTGCAGGTCGAGGCAGGTCTCGCGGAAATTCATCGAGGCCAGTTGCTGGGTCACCAATTCAGCGGCGGCCTGATCGGCCGGCGAATCGCTGGCTGGGTCAATCTGGTACGGGAAGGCTAGCAATGCCTGCTTGCGCTTGCGCAAGGTCGCATAGACGCGGGCGTCGCGCTCCAACTCATCGTAAATCCTCAACCCCTTTGACCCGCCGCGCGTGAGCAGCGTTGGGTCTTCATTAAGCAGCCATTTAAGCCGGGCAGACAAAGACCAGGGATCGCGCTGGATCGTCGCGATCTCTTGACGCATGTCGGGCGAGAGGCCTTTAGTCAGGTCAGTCATGGTCAATATCCTTGCATGTCACGACGACCGCCTCTCGGTGATCCATAATAATCGCCCAAGCCTGATGCGACGCTGGGCCGTCCGATGGTTTGCACGTCGATGGGGCCGCCATAGGCCATACGGCTGGCTACATGAGCCATCCATTGAGCAATCGCACCGTCGCCATGACGCTTGCTGCCTGACTTGCCCTTAGCGGCATCTTCGCCCTTGCCGGACGATTGAGTGGTGCGCTGGACGTGTGCCACGCCACGCAACAACTTGATCGCTCTGTGATCCATGAAGAGATCGTCGTCTTGCGGCATCTCTATCAAACCGTCTTCAAATGCCGTTTTGAAGGTCAAGCCGGTTTCTCGATACCAGCTCTCGTTGATCTTGATTTGCTGGATAAGGTCCAGTCCAAACTTTGTAGCAGTTTCTTGCGCCAACGGCGCGCCATTGCCGGTGGCATCCAACGCGGCACCAGAAAAGCGGGGCAGGCCTGAGAGGATGTACCAGAGGATCTGACGTTGTTGGGCATAGGGCATTTGGCGTAGCTCGACGACAAAGGCAGCGCGCAACACCAGATTACTTTGTACCTGAGCGGGCCAGAACACCGTCAAATCACCGCTCATGGCAAAATCCTCGCCCAGAACAGAGCGTAGCTTGGGGTCGAGACGGCTCATGAGCGGTGCGAGATTTGCGTCAATCCAGTCAGCGCAAATCTTTTCGCGAAGATGATCCGCCAGACGCAGAAATGACTCATCCTGCGACCATCGGATCACAGGGATATCGCGCCGCATGGCCTGCTCGATCAGGATGGAGGGGATATAGGTGCCTGACCCGTTGGACGGGATCACATACAGTTCTTCATCGGCTGCGCTGCCGTAAAAAGCGATGATGTCATCGCGCCAAGCTGCCTCTGCCTCATAGGACCAAGTTTCACCGCTCACCAGACAGATCCGTTGATAGAGACTGTCATGCAGTGCCTGATCAAAATCCAGAGTGATCAGGGCGTAGGGCTTGCGACCCTTTTTGATTTCCTGAATTTCCTGGTTGAATGGATTGGCATCACCGTCGTGAGTGCTGATGACCAAGACTTTGCCGCCCCAGATCAACAGAGCGAGTGCGGCTTTCAACAATTCAGACAAATCATCATGGAAAGCGGCTTCGTCGATAATCACATAGCCTTGACGTCCGCGCAAAGATCGCGGTCGAGAGGCCAGGGCGACAATCTCGAAGCCGGAAGCAAAAATGATCCTGAATGCCTGAATATCCCTGTCACCTTCAGAGGTTTTGTCTTTGAAGACAAATTCTTGGACTTCGCTGGAGACTTGGTTGAAGGCTTTGGCCCACATGCCGCATGTATCAATAAATTCTCTGGCCATATCGAGGTTGTACCCGATGTAGAGGGTATCCATGCCGCGCGCAGACTTTGACGCAGCCGAAGTCAATACAGCATCAGCAGCCACTGCCCAGGTATAACCGGTGCGTCGTGACTTCTCGACAAAGGTCACTCGATTGACCGCCGTCGTCTGCAACAGCTTTTGTTGATAACTCAGCAAGACAGCAGGCAGATCGCTGGGTTCAATTTCGCCAGAGGTCAGCCAGCCGGGCAAAGATTGGCAACTGGCTTGACGATGCGCGGCCCAATCTTCCTTGGTAATGAGCGCCATCAGCTTGCCGTCCTGACGCCCAGGATTTGAGCCTTAATAGCGTTGATCGTGTCCACCGACAGGCCTTTTTCACGGCCTACAGTTTCGGCGGCCTTTACGGCAGCCGTCTTGGCTTTACGGTCGGCTTCCTGCTCCAGTTTGATTGTAAACTCAACGCTGTTTTTCTGCGTGGTCGACAGATTACGCAGGGTTTCGGACAGAGCTTTGGCGTCCTTAGGCTCCAGCACCACCGTCTCGCCATCATCGGCCCCGGCCAAGAGGTCAAACAGCGCGCTGCCCAACAGTCGGGCATTGGCCCTCAGCAGCTTGTCTTCGGAGCCTTCGCCCATCACGCCGACAAGACGGTCGGCGATAGCGTCTGCCGTGCGGATACGATCCGACAGAGCCTCGATCTTTTTGACGCGCTTGCCCAATCCAGTGCGGCTGGGCAGATCGGCGGCGGGCAGCAACTCGCGTAGCTTGGCCAGGATCTCGTCAATGGTTCGGCCCTCCCGACGCAGTCTGCTGATCAGCTCTTGCGTTTCGGGCGGCAGGCGGTCGATTTTGGACGGGCGCGGCATGGTGTTATTTCCGCCAGCGGCTATGCTCAACACCTGCGACCTGGACGCGGCCATAGGCTGCATCGTCGCCGCGATCCGTTAGGCGGACAAGGCAGACGCCTTCGTGCCAGGTCTCTTCGGTCAAGCGTTGGGACTTCAGGTGGTCCAGATCAGCGCGGATATCGTCCCGGCTGGTGCCACTGTGAAAACCACGCAACGCTCCTTTAAAAATCAGGCTCTCGATAATCTCGCCGTCCCGCTCAGACAGCAGGCGCAAAATAAAGAGGCGACGCGAGCCAATGAAATCATCTGTAAACGTCATCTTCAGTCCCTCTTCAGACGATCTTCGAGCAGCATGTTCAAAGTATTTTCGATGCGCCGGAAAACTTCGCTTTGTCCTTCGATAGTGGCTTGCAGGGCCATTACCGATCCCTCTACGCCACCGAGGCGCTCTTTGAGGTCATCGAGATCCTGACGACGCGGCAGCGATTGCATATCAGCGATGATGGCTGAAAATCGCCGATCACCGTCGGCCAGTCGGCGTTCCAGGATTTGATGTTCCTCGTCGTGTCGTGCGAGTTCGGTCGCAAGATGATCCTTGGTGACCATCTCGCGGCGGATCGACCACCATGCCCACGCAAACAGGCCGCCGCCTGCTGCCAGCATGATTTCAAAAATCAGGCGGCCCAGCTCGATCAATTCACCTTTGTTCATCGTCGCCTCAATTCTTCCAGCTCGGTGGCGCAGGTCGCGCAAAGCTCTGTGATCACCGCCGCCCGTCGCGCTTCAGCGATTGCCTCGCCACAGTCGCGGCAATGTGTGGCGCTGGTGCCGCTGGCGGGACGCGGGCGGCTGCGCAATGCCGCCGCCCGCGCCAATTCTTCCTCCTCTAGCGCGAGGTCGCCAATGTCTGCCATTACGCTGCCGGGGCCGGGATCGGCTGCGGCTGAGGCTGCGGATCGGCAGGAGCAGGAGACTGAGCCACCGCCGCAGGGACCAGGGCCGCCAGCCCGGCAATCAGAGCCTGAGCATGAGGCACCAAGTCAGCCAGCGCAGAAGTGTCAGCTGGAGCCGGTGCCGCGATGGGCGTGGCAGTGGCAACCAGGGCCGTGATGGCCTGCAGCGACGCAGGGTCGACCAACGGATGGCCGTCCAGCTTGGCGACAGCAGCATTCAGGTTGTCCGCAATCTGCCCAAAATCGGGCAAGGTGATGGACTCGGCCTCACGAAAGACCTCGTCGGATGCCGGGACAGCCTGGACGATCTGCTGGACCACCTGCTTTCCAAGCGGGGTCGAGGTGACAAACCGCAACCCACCAAACAGCAAGCCGATCCCTGCAATAATAACATCGGCGTAATTGGCGAGCGCGGACGGGGCGATGTGAGGAAAAAGGACGCCACTGACAACAGTGAGCGCCGCCAACAACAGGGTACGATAACCTTGCATAATCAAACTCCGTCAAACGCGGGCGGCGCGAGCTAGCCAGCCGGTGAGATACTTCGAAAGAGTGGGGCGGATAGCGACCAGATGGCGGTAATAGTCCTGGGCCGCTTGGACCAGATCACCAAACAGCATGTGCTGATCAGCGGCGTTTGCGGCGGCCAAGGTTTTGGGACCGAGCTGCCCATCCACCAAAATCTGGTTGTGCGGGTCACAGGCATTGATAGCCTGCTGAAAAAGCCGCACAGCGGTTCCCGGCCCAACATTCACAGCCAGGTTGAAAACTTTGATAGCCAGCAGAGGGTCGCCGATATGGCCATAGCCATAACGGTCCCACCATTCGACGCGATAGATCAGCGCGGCGGTGGCTTTGTCGAGGCGCTGGATATCGTGGGCATCCACCGTCCCATCATGATTGAGATCAACGTCGATCCCATCCAACTGGCCCGCGCGCCGCAGAGTATAGAGGGTGATGCCGAGATTGGTGGCCCCGCCCGGATCATCCGGGTCATCGACAAAGCCGCCCTCATCAGGCCACAGCTTGGCCAGGGCCTGGTTAAAAACAGGGTCGTCGGGAAGTTGGGAAAAATCGGTGGGCATCCGGATCTCCATCCATCAATGATAAGAGACCGTGCCATTTGCGCGCGCGATGGATGACGCGGAACGGGTTCCGCGTTAGTCGAATAGCGACGATTGTCGAGGATCTCGTTTACGAGATTTGTGCCCTTGTCCCTGGCGGACCTTGCGCACATAGCGCTCGGTACAGCCCAGGGCGCGGGCGGTCTCCCGCGTCGGCGCGGGGTGGCCGAGGATATCCCGCTTCAGAGCTGGCTTCAGATTACCCTTCGGAATGTCAAAATCGCCGCCCTGTCCGCCCTTGGTATAATAAGCGGAGACAACCCGGGCGGCGTCAATACCGATCAATGCGGCGAGTGGGCAATCAATATAGATCGTCGCTGGGATATAGCGTTTCTGGCCGCCCCAATGCTCGGCCAGCAGCAACGCCGCCCCACCATGACCCGCCCGCGCCAGAGCGCCCAGTACACCAGGGAGATGAGTCGCCGAGGTGCGGCGCGCGGTCATGAGCTGCGGGAGCGGGACAACGTTCGTAGGGAGATCAGCCTCATCAGTCATGGCGATCCCCCAGTCGTTCTTGCTTAACAGCCTCCAGCCATTGCTCATACAACGCATCCCGTCGCTTTCGCGCAATGTCGCGCTGGCGATTATGATGCTTTTCCTTTTTGGCGGCATCGATCCATGCGTCAAATGCTCGACGATAGGAACGGTCAGTCGACTTGATGACCATTTGGCATGCGCAACTTTCTGCAGCCGACGCACGCACCCATGCGTCAAATGCCCGATCCTCCGCTTCACGGGCCACCTTGTATTTGGACCAAATAACATCCGATTTATTGAGATAAATATGGTGACGCTGCAGCAAGTCCAGCAGCTCGGCCTTGCTCAAATCTTTGAGCATCTCTGCGCACTGCATCAGACCACTCCATTCGTCAGAACCAGTCTATTCCATGCATCCCGGCCATTGGCCGATGTTGAGATGCGGCCCGTGCTGGGATTCCAGTTTCTGATGTAATGCTTTGCTTCCAGCGCCCGCGCATCTGTCGGATGGATCGCCATATGGTCAGGCGGTACATCATAGAGAGGGACCATTTCAATTTCTCCGATGTTAGCAACCATCGGAGCTTTCACCATAACCCCGCCGTCGCCGCCATAGAGCCGCGCGAGGATCGCTTCTTCGCGTTCTGGGGTCATTTCGGAGTACTCCTTTCGATCATGGCCACCAGGGCCTCGACCACTTTGATGCATTGGGCCACCGTCAAAAATGCCGGGTCGGTCGCGGCCTTGCCCTTGAGGCCTGTTGCAGCAGCGCAAAAGGACCGCAGCCCGGCTTTGGTCGGGTTGTCTAAAATCCCGCGCCGCTTAGCCGCGTGAATGGCTTTGATCAAGGTGGCCCTGGTCATAGCATTGACTCTCTTTGCTGCGGGTGACAGGCTTTCACAAATTCAGCTAAAAGGGGTTCGGAATGAGTAGCGTGATCATTTTCATCCTGGCCATTCTGCTGCTGGTCATCGTCGCTTCGACGATTGCAGGGGTCATCCACCCCGCCAAAGCCGGAGGAAGAACACCTATAGCCCGTAAGCAACTCGCTGGAGGTGGGGCCGTGTTGGCTGCCATCCCGGCCTTCCTGATCCTGATCGTGCATAGCTGTAGCGCGCCCTCGACCTTGCGCGAGACAGATAGTCATATCCTCACTGTTCAGTGGGAAGATCAAAACCCAATAATTACCTTTGAAACCAAATCCATCTTTCAGGCGATGGACACCATCGTGGCTGCAGCAAAATGGCAAAGCGAAAAAGGACTCGGTGCAATTCAGACCATGCGTTTTGTCGCCAAAGTCAAGACGGTCGATAAATATGGAAATGACGCGGGATTGGAGGAAGCATTTTCTGTCCTGCTGAAGGCCGAAGATTTGAAAAAAATAAATTGGGACAAGATTGATGATCATGGGATTTTTCGCTTCTTTGCAGAAGTTAAAGGCACTCGCTTTGGAACTGAGTTGGCCGAAGACTATTGTGGTGGCAGTTGGCACACCGAGGAGCAAAAGCTCTTTTGCTTGTATCTGGGTGTCAGGCCGAAATAAGCGCATCACTCCACCCCCGTCCCAGTTTTGTTGACCACGGCGACGATGGCCTGCCAATCGGCTCCGGCGGCCAGGGCCAGATGGATGGTGTCGCGCACCGCCTGCAGCGGATCGGCGGCCGGGGGCAGCGTGGTCAGGCGCAGGCGGGCGACCGCCTGGCGCAGGCCAATCACCGCCAGCCGCAGACGCGCCTGAGCCGAGCCCGGCCCGAGTCGGGCCAGGAGCACCCGAGCGGCGCAATCGACGGCCAGCAGGTGATTGGCAAGCGGGCTCATGTCAGATCGCCTGATTGCAGGGGTGACAGAGGCGGTTGTGAACCCCCTCTGAAAAAAAATCCCGACCACAGCGCAGGCACGGGCGGCGGGTTGATGCCACCGGCTTAAGACGAGGCGTCGTGGCCCCGGTTGCCCGGATCGTCACCGTCCGCCATCCCGTCCCACTTTGGACAATAATCAGCGCAGCATTCTGGAGCGCCGTCATGACGTGGGCGGCCTGGGCCGCGCTCCCCAGAGAGAGCCTTTCCGCCAGGGCGATGTTCGACGGGCACGGCAGGCCGTCCTCTGCCACCCGCGTCAGGGTGGTGTAAAGCAGCCGTTGTGTGGCTGATAGTTTTGGTCCCAGGATCATCATTCATCACCGCGCAGCAGAGCGTTTTCTTCCCGCAGCTTTTCCATCTCGCGTTCATAGTTGGCGATCGCAGTGCTGAGCCCCCCTAATGCCGCCGCTTCGGCGGTCATCTCGGCGCTGGCAAGGTCGAGGGTGATGGGCGACCATTTGTCTGTCGGCACCGACCGCTCGTAAAACCGGATATATTCTGCGCTACTGACCACATCTTTAGCCTCGTCAATGGCGCGCATGGCCTCCAACCATTGTGGATCGTTGATATTGGCCCGGCGCAGCAGGGCGATACGGGTCGGCGATATGCGCCCGACCTTATCGACTTCGAATGCGTATTGGACCAAGGCGCGGATACGCTCATCGGCTCCGGCTCCCCACGTGCGGATGCAATTGTCGATCAGGGCCTTGGCGATCTGCAATTCAGAGCCAAAGGAGATACGATCAGAAATTTGAATCTCAATCTTGAATAGACCGTCGATGCTTGTGAAGGTCTTGTTGCCTTTGGCTCCTGCGGGGTCGCGGAGGCCGTATTCCTGGGCCAGCAGGGCCATGAAATCTTCAGCCTGGCCGAATGCCCGCGATTTAAACCGCGCCAACTCCGCGCCCAGCGCTTTGGCATAGGCGATTTCATGGCGCACCATCTCATCGCGTAACTTGTCCTGGGGCCGGATCAAGGTCAGGGGCGTTAGGCGACCCTTGGTATCATGCATATAGTCTGTGCCACCGATAGAGTGGATGCCGGTGGGCACCAATTTGGCGAGGGTTGAGGGAAGTGTCGTCATGACAGGGCCTTTCGATTGATTTGCGCGAGACCCAGGGCCAGCAGGCCGGGCCGAGGGAAGAGACCGGAGACGATGCGGCGGATCATCATGACGCGCCTCCCGGAATGACGGTCAGTGAGGGGCGGCGGCGGGGCGGCGTCAGTATCCCACCCAGGATATCCAGGATGGATGCCATAGCCTTGGGCGTGATTTCCGCTCCCGTATCGCGATACTTCTCGAGGCTCAGGCGCAGGCCATTGATCTGTCCGGCCATAGTCGCGACATCCAGCGTAGCGATGTCTTCCAACGTTTTTGCCTGGGCCGCATAGAGCCGCAGATTGCCCTCTAACAAAACCCAAAATTTCGCCGGAATACGCCCCTTTGCTGCGGCTTGCATCGTGATGGCGGCGGCGGTGTTTTGCAGATCGTGAGACAGCATGATTATTGCTCCCTCAAGCCGCGTCAGCGGCAAGGTTGACGTCCAATTGGTCCCAGGCGACGCGGAGATGCTCCAAGCTCAAAGCCTGCCCCGCCCCCGCCGCATACATGGATGCGGCGGTGATGCACTTGGTCATGTTCCGCAGGGCACCGCTTTTATTTGCGACCGCAGTCAAAAATTTTCGCTCGCCCAAACCGGCAATTTTCCATGCGTCCAGGAGCATGGAAACGTCGCCTGCCTGCGGTTTAAATTGTTTCATCTTCATGCCGACGCGCGAGAAGAGCTGGGCGTGAGCCTCCTTTCCTTCGCCGTAAAGCCGGGCATAGATAGTGCGGTTCCCCCCCAGCGCGATCCCCATCTTAGTGCGATCATGGAGGGACCGGACCTGTTCCAATGCCGCAGAGCTCAAATGCTGGGCCTCATCGATAATCAGTAGCCCGCGCAGGCCCCTGACCTTATTACCGATGGCGCGCGACAGTTCGGGTGATGACTTTTCCTGAATGTCCATGCTGCCGCAGATCTCGCGCAGCATGGTATTCACCCCGCCGGTGGTGGGCTCCATAGTCGCCAGCCAGACGTTTGGAGTGTTGGCCGCATAATCTTCAAAAGTTTCGGTTTTTCCGAGCCCTGGAGCGCTAATAATTGCCGTCATATCTGGCATGGCTTGGGCGAACTGTAAGAGCGTCTTAATAGATGCAGAGGTCGGCGTTGCCACAAATGAGGGCCGCTGAGGGATCACCAATCGCGTCAGAGACCGCTCCTCGACCGCCAACAGCCAGCGGGCCAATGCCGCCGCCACATTGTCGTTGCGCCCCTTATATTTGCGATTCATGAAGGCGTGGAAGGTCGCCTCGGCGATATCGGCGTCCCGAGAGGCCGCAGCGATGCTTGGGAAGCTTTTGATCACTGGCCAAGCGCGAGCCCTCAATTCCTCCCATTCGTCGGGCTGGGAAATATTGGCGGGATTGATTTCGTTGCTCATAATGGTCAAACTCCTTGGGTTGGTATGTGGGTAAGGGCGCGAGGCTTGGCGGTTGAGCGCCCTTATTCGCGAGACTCGACGACGGCGGCCACGCCGCGACGCAATGTCTCAAAATCAAAAACCTGTGCTTTGTTATAGGGATCGTCCTGAGGCTCCTCCTCGGGTCGCGCCTTGATGGCGAGATTGCCAAAGGCCGCGCGCACCACCTTTTGGGGCTGCGCCGGGGCGGTGGGCTCCGGGTCCGGGATTTGGGCCGCACGCTCGATGATGGACATCGTCCGCTCCATCTGAGCCTGCACTTTGGCCGCTTTCAGGTAGGTATTTCTCGCGCGGGCATGCTCGCGGGCGGCATTGGCATCGGCAAAGCCCGCCGCTTCCCAGACATCAGCAAACCCCAGATAAGCGCCCGCAAGGCTATAGACATGCAGCCCGGCCAGGACGTTCTGAGGGTCAAAGCGGATGATCAGTTTTTGCCCCCGATGTTCCACGAGGAACTCAGCCCAAAACCGATTGCCCAGCAGCTTGACCTCGCCATTTTCCCGGCTGGCCGTGACCCCCTCGGCAGCCAGCAGCCAGAGGCGCTTTTGCTCTGGCCCGGCGACCCGGATCAGGGTGCTGGCAGCCTCATAGGACTCGGCGAAAACCTCGTCGAAAGACCGGCCAGCGGCCACCCTTGTGCGGCGACCTTGGCGCGCATTCCATTCGGCGATTTCCTGGCCCACCACCAGCTCAAACACCTCCAGGTCAACGGCTGCCTCGCCGTAATTATATGGTTTGGTCACCGGGCTATTGCCCGTATAGGCCCCAGCAAAGGCGGGAGCCTTGGCAACGTCACTCGCCATGTCGCGCCAAGCCCGTTCCACGGGTTTTGACTGACCGGCGTAGGGCAAAGTGAAATGCACCTCCATGCCGATCTGCTCGCAGATGCCAATCGGGTCTTCGTCACGTAAACGCCAGCGATAGCGGTGCTTTGCGCCGCCGGTCAGCCACTTGTTGGCAAAGGCGCGGGTGTTATCAAAATAGACATGGTCGGGGATGCCAAACGTCTCGACGATATCGCCCAAGGCCAGCCTGATCAGCTCGCGGTTTTCCGTTTTGTCAAAACGCCAGGAGAGCATTTTATTGGAATACAAATCCTGGAAGCCGACCATCATCGGGCGATGGACAGAGCCATCGGGCCAGCGCACCCACACATCCCATTTATGGCCATCGCCGTTAATGGCCTCTAAGGCGTGAAAACAGGAACGATCTCTTTCCATGGCGGGATACAACCTCTTAAGAGCCTCTGGACCCTCTCTTAAGAGGGTCCTAACCGGCGTTGAAACGTCTTTTTCCATCTTGCGGGCCAGGGTCTTTTCAGAAGGAATGGCCCATTCTTGCCCTTGCGCCTGCGCGGTAGCCGCCAGCTTTTTCAGATCGCGATAGCAGCGGGTCAGGGTTGGTTGGTCACCCCTCAAATATAAATCCTTAAAGGCCTCCCAGGCCTCGTCCGAGACCTCCGCCTCGGTGGTCCGGCCCACGTATTTGTCGGCCAGCGCTGGCAGCCAGTCCTTGCGGTCATAGCCTGCCACCCGGCTGTACCAGCCCCAAATCGACGATGAGGACACCGCCGCCTGTGCCGCAACCAGGGGCACCGCGCCGTCTTTGGTGACTCCGCCCCGGATCATCGCCTCGACGCTATCTAGCGCCTGTAGGCGCGTCGCGGCCTTGGATTTGGCCTTGTCGGGCAACCCGTCAAACCAAGTCCACAGATCGGCTGCGGCCAGGGTGGCCTTAGCCTTATCCTGGCCGGTAGCCTCGCGCCGGGCGTCCAGCAGCAGCTTGGCTTGGACGGCTGACGGCAACAGGCTGTAGTGATATTCCACGCCGCCGCCCTGCCCGGACCTCTTGCGCCAAATTCCACGCGGATTGTCTGGGGTGCATTCACGCTCAGGGGCATTCCATCCCCGGTTTTTAGCCAGACGGATGATGGCCGTTCGGGCCTGTGGCATGCCCGGCAAATTCATGATTGCGAGTTCGGCTGCGCTATACCATTCTTTCATTTCGCCACCTTCTTTGCCCAGCGCAGGGCCGCGTCGAAAGATTTATCGCTTTCGATTTTGTGATCGGCACGCATCCCAACTTCGACCCATGGCAAGTAACGGTTTTCGATTACGCTATGCCCAAAGAGGTCCGCCGCTAGTTGCAACAGGCGCATGTCTCCGGTCACATGCAGCAGGGCGAGGACACGGAGCAACGAGATGCTGTGTTCCTCCCTGGACTGGGAGGCGTAGGCGTCCAACATGTTTTTGGACATCTCTTCGCCCAGCCACTCAGTCATGCCGTTGGCAATCTCTTCCCGCGACATCTCGGATTCTTTAAGCGTTTCCGACACTGCAAGGGCGATCCGCTGACGCAATGTCCCCGCCCGCACCCGCACCTCATCAAACCGCTTCACGAGCGGAGGAGGCTCCCAGGAAAACAGGTCCAACGTGCGTGAATCGCGGGGCGGCGGAGACATGGCTTACGCAGCCTCCTCTTCCGTCTGAGTCGCGGCCTTGACCCCCTTCAGCGCGCCAGTCGCCTTCAGATGGTCAACGATCCGCGACCGCGTCCGTGCCGATGCATGTTCCCAGACTTTCACAAAGGCTAAGAACGCATGTTCGTCCGGGTCAAAATCGGTCTCACGCTGGCCGGTGATCTCTCCCAGGGCTGCCGCCACATTAACGGCAGGTTTCTCTGGTCGGGTCATGACTCGCGCGACTTTAAGTCGCTCGTCTGGCCCCAGCTTGGCGAGCGACTTAAGCTGACTTTGATGGTCGGCAATCCAGGTGCCTCGGATCTGCGCCAGCACCTCGGGCGTGGCGGCCAAAGACCGGAACATTTTGACGTCGGCGCGGATCGCCCGATCTGTCAAACCGGCCTTTTCTGCGACATCCGATGCGAAGGAAAATTTTTCCGTCGCATGGTGCCACCGCGCATTGGCTCCTGATTTCCCGTGAGACCGTTCAGGATGTAACTCGCGCCAGATCGCATCCCGCTCTGACAAAAATGCTGCCCTGTCGAGCATTGTCAGCTCGACCCGAGCAAGGTTTTCGTCGATTTCCGCGAGGCGTGCCTCATTGTCGGTCATCGACCTCACAAAGGCGGAGATCTCGGTGTCGCCCAGGCGACGGATCGCCTCCAGGCGATGGCCACCGGCAACCAATTTATAGCCCTGGTTCATGGGGCGCACGGTGATCGGCGTATCCAAGCCGGTAGCCCCGGCATTGAGATCACGCCGCGCCAGGATTGAATCCATCAGCACCTCGACCCTGGCGGCATCAATCTGCCGCAGGCGGTCCTGTGTATCGATCAGGTCCAAACGGACATTATGGATGCGTTCATTTTCCATGTTCACGCTGCCTTTCGTTTTTGACCGTGACCGATGCTCATGCGACGACTATCTTCAGAGCGTTGGCTACGGTGACGAGTGAAACGGTTATCAATACGGACGGCGTGACCGGCTTGCTCTTCCCAGCGGTCCGGCCACAGGACGAACAGCGGAACACCGATCAGATCGGCAATGGCTCGCTCGCCGCCTTCGTGGCGGTGGCGTGTCGCGATGCGACAGGCCGCCCCGTTTAGACCGACATCGAGGGCGCACTGGGACAGACTTTTCCCGGCCTTCTCGACGGCGGCGCGAATATCGGATGGGTGCCAACCCTGTTGCATTGTCTAGACCTCCATCAGCCCTGGCAGGCTGGTCATCGAAGGTGGAACGGTTATGTTTAGAAGGGTTTCGTCTGGAAGGATTATGGATATATTCTTACCACTTAACAAGCCAGAAAAAGGGAGACAGTTACCATTTTGGCCGGCATGCGGTAACAATGTATATATTTTGTTTATAAACAATGGATTAGGTGGAACTGTTACCCTGAATCCGAACTGTCGCCGGGATGCGACAGTTCACCTCGAGAAGTGTCTCTATGGAATACGCTGATATCGCGTCTAGGATCAGGGCGATCCGGGATCATATGAACCTGAGCGCTGACCTCATGGCAGAGACAGTCGGGCTCAAAACGCGGAAATCCTGGTATGATTACGAAAGAGGTAATCACTTACCAACTGGTGCCGTGTTGCACCGGTTGGCGGAACTCGGTATTGACACCAACTGGGTACTGACAGGAGAAGGGGAAATGCTCAAGGGAACTGGTTTACATTCCCCCGCATTACCCCAGAATGGTGTCGATAGAACGCTACTATCCCGCGTCCACAAAGGTGTTTCCGAGGTCTATCGCTCTGAAAATGTACGGATTTCCGCCGATGCTCTGGCGGATGAGGTCGCTGAAATTTATGATGATCTCACCGCCGCCTATGACAGCGCGGAAAAGCGCCTGGTCGGCCTGGATCTCGCCCTGCACCAGCTACGCCGGGATGTCCGTTTGCCGCCCGCGGAAGGCGGTAAAAGCAAATCGGCATCCTGAGAGTTATCAGGACGCAACGCTATGATAGTAATAAATTCCTGACAAACGAGAACCAAGCCATAGGGCATATGACTTTCGTAAGAGCCGATTACGAGACCTTTAAAAGCATCATGGGGCGCGCCGCTTCCGACTGCCCCATGCTTCAAAACCATATGTCCAAAAAGCCAATTTTTTGGCGGTCCTCTAAAACCATCCCCCGAACACTGCCGAGGCCGTGGATGACAGGAAAGCCGCAGAAACCATGGGAAATCCCGATAAATCCCGCCTATTCCCGCCTCATCCCGCATCCCCCAGAACCATATGTCCCCTTACACTGGTTATGGCAGGCGATATAGCCATTGCGATCCGAAGCGGCACAGAAAGCCAAATCCTGTCGCTGGGTCAGAAGCGGTTCAAAAATGGCAGGAAACAAACCTTCCGCCAGGGCAGTATGGGGGGCCATCACCTGGAGCGGATCAGTCCCGGCAATGGGGACATGCTCGCCCGAGAACAGATCCTCATGGCTGATGATGCCTTTGGTCAATGCCTCCGACAGGACGCGGGAGGCCTCGGCGGCAGCGCCCTCGATAAAGGCGATGCGCCCCTGGTCTGCGATCTCGATGGTCGCGACCTCCGCCATGATGGCTTTGATTTGGGCGGGAGTGATCTCCACGAAATGGACACGGACACCCGTCGCATCATTGCTGATGATTTCAATCGGGATCTGACCCAGCCCGTCCAATTCGATCGGCAGAGTCTTGCCGGATTTTACGGTGATGAGGCGGGAGGGAATCAACAGCGCCCCAGTCGCGGAAATATCTGCGGTATAGCCGGTGAGGGGGTGGCCATCAAGGCTGCCCGAGAATTTGATTGCCGCGACATGACGTTGGGTGTTGCGACGATTGCCGCCGCTGGAATTGCGCATGATGACATAAAGGCGTTGCTGCAAATTCGCTACGTCGCGACTGACAGACCCAGACATTTCATTCAGCTTCGCCGCCGTCTCGCCAGTGATTTCCACGCCCTCGACCATGCCCCGGACATTCTCGGCGACGGCGCGGGTATGTTCCGCCGCTTGCCCCGCGCTATCCATGATTTCTCCGGTGGCCGAGCGTTGCTGATCGGCGGAGCGCGCCACTTCCAGACTGATGGCGGTGATCTCACGGATCGCTTCGGCCACCGATTCCACTGTTTCCACCGCGCTGGCCGTTGTGGTGCCGATTTCGTTGGCCTGGGTGCGGACATGACCGATTCCGTCTTCGGTCTGATGGGCCAGACCCTTGACCTCTTCGGCCACCACGATGAAGCCCTTGCCAGCCTCCCCCGCCCTTGCGGCTTCGATGGTGGCATTGAGGGCCAACAAGCGGGTCTGGGAGGCAATGGTCTCGATCATATTGACCACCGAGCCGATCCGCGAGGTGGCATCGGTCAGCCCTGACATGCTTTGGCTGGCGAGTTCGGCCCGCTCGCAAGCCCCCTCCGCCAGATGATTGCTATGTTCGACCTGGGCGGCAATTGCCCGGCTGGAGGCCTCAAGCTCCGTCGTGGCCCCGGCGACGGTTTCCATGTTGGAGCGGGTGGTCTCCACCGAACGCCCAACATCGTGGGCCTGGGCCCGCAAGCGATCCGCCAGAGCGGACAGATTGACCGCCGCATCAGACAGATGTTTGGCTTGCGCCGAAATGTCGCCGACCGTCTCCTCGATTTCCCCTTCCAGGGTTTCGGTCAGAGCCAGCATTTCGGCACGGCGAATTTCCTCGCTCCGTCGGGCAAGGTCGGCGGTTTCGAAGGTGGAATAGAGCAGATTGGCGCGCATGGTGCGCAGCATATCGACGCTGCTTTGAAATTCGGCGATGGGTTCATCAGGGATGACCAAGGTACGGTCCTGACTGGCGATGCCGCGAAAATAGGATTCCAATCGCTCGACGGGGCGACGGATTGACGCTCTTAAGATCCGACGGGCCAGGATGGTGACGACCAGAGCCAGGACCAGGACGCTGGGCACCGCGATCAGCAGACGGGCGAAGACTTTCAACGCCCCCTCGTAAACCGTGCCGACATTGGCGATCACATTGGAAATCACGTCCTTTTCGGCCTTGCGAAAGGGGGTGAAGCCTTTCCAAACCTTTTCCGCCACGATGGCTTGCAGCGCTTTGTCATCTCCCGCCGCCGCCGCTTTCATGGCGGGCACCAGGACGGATTGATGGAAGTCGGTGCGGGCCGCGATCATCCGGTCAACGGCCTCGCGTCCATCGTCGGTCTTCAGCCAGGATCTGACCCGCCCCAGCATCTCGTCGGTCTTATCCTCATTCTTTTGCAGCAGCTCAAGATGTCGGTCCACCGCAATGCCCTTGGACAATTCCGCCTGCATGACGGCAATCATCAGCGCATCGTCGTGAATCATATCGTCGACACTGGCGAGCTGGCTGATGACAATGGCCCCGTCCTGATAGCTGCTTTCAATCGCATCGTTCGACAATTTGAGGCTGATCAGGCCGCCCAGTCCGACCGCTGCCAAGGACAAACCCAAAATCAGGAAAGCCAAATTCAGGCGGATGGAGATGGCAGCAAGCTTGGCTTTGGCCTTGCCCCAAAAACTCTGATCGACCACACGGCCGGCAGCCAGACCGACCCGACCGGCTTTGCCCGAACGCAGCAGGCTATAGAGGTGATCGGCCGCCTCAATTTCCTTAGGGGATGGTTTGGTGCGGATCGAGATATAGCCGGTGATGACACCATTTTCGAGGATCGGTGCGACATTGGCGCGGACCCAATAATGATCGTGACTCTTCGTGCGATTTTTGACGACGGCATCCCAGGGCTTACCTTGTTGAATGGTCGTCCACAGATCGGCAAAAACTTCCTTCGGCACATCAGGATGGCGGACAATATTATGGGGTTGCCCAAGGAGTTCACCTTCTGAATAGCCGCTTATTTCGATAAAGCAATTATTGGCAAAAGTGATTTCACCCAAAGTATTGGTATGGGATACAAGAACAATTCCATCCGGTAGGGGAATCTCTTTGTCATTTCCCACAGACGATCCCATTCCCATATCTCCTAATATTTTTATATCGACAGCAGCTTAAGAAACAGGCTTGGCCCGTGCGAAATAAGTCTGAATTGAGTCCCGGACCAATACACTCCGCGTGACGGCACCAGGGGGGCCGTAACCGAAAGGAGTATAGGGGCGTCGCGGGCAGACCTTTCTTCAGACTCGAAGGACTCCAGGTGCCAGGGTCAGGTCAAACCCGGCTCCTCCTTGTGATAAGGCAGGGATTCTGCGCGCCACCAGGGTGACGATCCTGTCACTACAGAGTTGCTGGTTGTGAATACGAACACCCAGGCCTTCACCATTTCACAAAGTCTCCCGTCCCGCCGATTCCCGATCTGCACCTATTGGATTCGCGGATGGAAATCCGAGCCTTATGCCGACTCTTGAAAGTGCAAAATCTTCGTTTAAGCCCTACCCTAAAAGGGGGGCTTGCGTCAAATTATCATTGCCTCAATTAATCAGCATAAATTAAGTGTTGAATGTTGGATCGCACAGGGCTTCTTGTAATATGTGAGTTCTATGAGAAGAATAATTCCAGTTATGCTGCGGGTGCGTAAGGAGTATGAGCGTCAATGCTCTATGATTTTTCATTAATACTCTTTTATCAGAACAGAGCCTTGGCAGGATCTTCGGATTATAGTTCCCTTCAAAATAAATAAAAGTTTATATTTCCGGCGTTCAGCCGTAGGGATGGCGGGCCAAGCTTACTCCCCCCAATCCTCTCACCCACCCCAAAGCAAAAGCCCGCCTTGGTCAAGGCGGGCTTTCAACTCGATCACCAAAGCGGGTGCGCTGCTCCCGGCTATAGGGGGGGCGGGCTTATTGTTCGACGAAGGCTTTTTCGATTACGAAATGCCCCGGCTCGCTGCTGCTGCCTTCTTCCAGGCCAGCCTTTTCCAAAAGCTCTTTGGTGTCTTTCAGCATGGCGGGGCTGCCGCAGAGCATGAAGCGGTCGGTCTCTTTGTTCAGAGGTGGCAGACCCAGATCAGAGAACAGCTTGCCATTCTCAATCAACGTCGTCACCCGGCCTTGATTGCGGAAGGGCTCGCGGGTCACGGTGGGATAATAGAGCAGCTTTTCCTTCACAGCCTCGCCGAAGAATTCATTGCTGGGCAGGATGTGGGTGATCATATCCTGATAGGCCAACTCGGCGATTTCGCGGCAGCCATGGACCAGGATGACACGGTCGTAATGGTCATACACATCGGGGTCGCGGATGACGCTGAGGAAGGGGGCGAGGCCGGTGCCGGTGCCGAGCAGGTATAAATTCTTGCCGGGCAGCAGATTATCGACGATCAGGGTGCCGGTGGCCTTGTTGCCGACCAGAATGCTGTCGCCTTCCTTCAGATGCTGGAGCCGCGAGGTCAGCGGACCGTCCTGAACCTTGATGCTGAAGAATTCCAGGGTTTCTTCGTAATGGGCTCCAGCCATGGAATAGGCACGGACCAGGGGACGGCCATCCACTTCCAAGCCAATCATCACGAACTGGCCGCTTTGAAAGCGGAAATGGGGGTCGCGCGTGGTCACAAA